CTCCTCGCGACTGGTGCCGAAGACCTCACGCAGCGCAGGGCTCTCCTCGGCCCAAGCAAGGGCGGCCTCGCGGATGATCTCGTCGGTCGGCTTGTAGACCCCAGGCGCAAGCGACTTTTTCGGGTCGACCCCGAGCCTCTTCCGTGGTCTAAACTTCGGTGACGGCATCAGCTGACCCCAACCACAGCGGGCCGACGCTGCTGGCTCTCGATGCGGATCTCGGCCGCGTCGACCTGCTTCTGGTGCTCGAACTCGCGCTCCTCGAGCGCCTGCTTGGCGGCGCCCTGGGCGGCGTCGAGATCCAGCGCCTCCTTCTTGAGACGCGGCTCGGCGCGCAGCTTCTCGGTCTCGGCCATGATCTTCTGCAGCTGCGCCTTGGCCACCGAATCCTGCATCTGTAGCTGGGCCTGTACAAGCTGCAGCTGCTGCATCTGCTGCTGCTGAGCCGCCTGCTGCGCGAGCTGCAGCCGCTGCAGCACCTTCTGGTCCTTCGGGTTCGCGAGCCAGTTCGGCTGCCCGAGCAAGTCGAAGACCTCGCTGATCGCGGCGTACTGCTCCTCCAGCTGGTAGAGCGGTGCGATCACCGGGTTCGTCAGCAGCAGCTGGTGCAACATGAGCGTCGACTGCGCGCGCTTCTGGCCATACTCCGGTGTCAGCGCGTGGTCGACCTGCATCTCGTCGCCCTCGGGGATCTGTTTCGGCGAAACCTCCTGCAGGCGGCCCTCGATCTCGATCAGGGCCGGGATGTCGTACTGGCGACCGAGACGCCAGATGTCGAGCATCAGCGGCTTGATGACAGTCTCAGCAAGCAGCGAGGCCAACATCATCGGTCGCTCGTTACCGACCTCGATCAGCTGCGCGATCATGTCCTTCGCGTTCTGGTGCGTGATGATGTCGTCCGTGTTGAGACCACGGCTGAGGCGCGTGTCGCCCGTACGCTGCTCTTTCTGGGCGGCGAAGATCTCCAGCAGAGCCATCGTCGAGGGGCTGATACCCGGCTGTGGGACGACGCTGATCGCGTCGGTTCGCTCAGCGTCGACGATACCGCCGACCGGGTTATCGACGAGGTCGCGCGGGTTGCGGATCATGTCCATGTTGGCGATCCGCAGCCCGGCGTTCACACGGTGTACGTTGTCGATGACACCGCGGATCACGTTGGTCACACCGCGTTGCTGATCGACGGTGACCTGCGCGACCGAGAGCCCAAGCGCTTCATGCGCAACCCGGTAGGCGGTCGCGAGCAAGACCGGGATCTCATCGACGACCTCCTTCGAGAGGATCGTGTTGCCAGACTTGATGATCTGCCACAGCTGCGCGACACCCTCGGGCTCGGACCTCGGTGTCTCCATGTCGATCCGCAGGTAGGCCTCCTCGATGTCGATCTCGTCCAGCGAGCTGATCGTGTTGCGCTCAGGGATCTTGTCCGTCTCGGTCGCGAACGTGCTCGCAAGTCCGGTAGCCGGGTCAAGCGTCGCGACAAGCTCAGGGTCGAAGCCCTCCTCGATCAGCTCATAACGACGCTTCCGGTACGTCAGCACCAGCGACGGCAGCCGCCGCGCATCCGAGATGTCCTCGACACCAGCCGGTATATGCACATTGCGCGGGTCAAGGACCTCGATACAGATGCGCTTCTTGCGCGTGACCTGCTTGACGCGAGCGTCGGCAACGCGCCGGATCGTCGGGACCGGCCCCAGCATCGTCGGGACCTTCGTCGTCTCAGGAGTCACCGAGCGGATCTCGGCGTCCTCGATGGTCCCCTGGTCCAGCGCGGCCTGCAGCTCATCGAGCGGGACACGCACGTCCTGCCAGCTGACGCTCTGGGTCTCCTTGACGTAGCGCTTGATGGCGCCCAGACGTGACTTTGTCACGTCGTGAAAGAAGTCATGCAGGATCGCAGCGCCCGGGTTCTCGTGGAACAGCTGCCGCTTGACATAGGCCGTACGCTGCCGGGCCCCCTCCACGTCCTGCTCAGACATGGGCCGGAACCGGACCACATCGCGGGAGCCGGCGAAGGTCTTGTAGAGCTTGGCCTTCATCGACTCGACCGACTCGAAGACCTCCCTCGAGACGTAGTCGCTCGTGTTCGAGCCCGCAGCGGCGGGCGCACGCCCGTGGTAGTGCGAGTCGGCCTCCGCGTAGCTGACGCTGAAGTCGCTATCATCGCCAGTGACCGAGTTCTCGATCTCCTGGTCAATGGCAGCCACCAGCTCGGCGTCGCTGTAGCGGTACTCGCGCTGACCCTGCTGCTGACCGTGGAGCTCGCTCTCGGTTTGGTCTACTGACGTCGCCATATGCGGTCCCTGCTGTTGTCGTTGCGATTGAGCCCGAGCTGCGGGTAGAGCCCGGAGACCTTCTTACCCAGCTCGCCCAGCGGCCTACCGTGTGTGGGGATCATCTGAAAGCAGTAGCGGGTCGCGTCGATCAGGTCATCACGGACCTTGACGATCTTGCCACGCTCATCGCGGTGATACGAGCGCAGCTCGTCGATCAGCTGCGCACACGAGTCGCGGAACACGAAAAAGCGACCCGTACTCATCGCCTGCTGCATGGCGAACAGGCCAGGCTCCACGTAGGTGTTGCCCTCGGGGTTCTTGAACTCGATGGTATTCCGAAGCCCGGCCGCCCGATAGTAGGCAGCGACGGCCTCGCCGCTGCCGGGCTCGCGCTTGTCGATGTCGTGCGGGACGACGCACCCAGAATCGGGCCACATCGCATTCAGGGTCGCGGCGTGGACGGCGGCGGGCGCATCGCTTTGCTTGAGGGCGCGCACGACGTAGTAGGCGCCGCTCTCGGGGTCGTAGGCCATCCAGACCATCCCGGTCGGGTGGTCGATGCCCACATCGAGCCCCCGCAGAACCCGCAACCAGGGCCTCGCGCGCAAGTCGAAGGGGTCAATGACACACAAAGACTCGTTGAAGTCGAAGACCTTCCCAGAGCCGAACAACGGTAGCCCCTTGCTGCGCATGTCGCGCTCATGCTTCGGATAGCTGGCCAGCATCTGCTCGCAGACCTCAGGGGTCAGGTGTGGCGCACGCTCCCATGCGATGGGGCCGATCAGTCTCCGCCAGCCGTGGCCATCATCTGCCGCAGACCAAAACTGATCGATCAGCTCGGTCCGCCCCAGCTCCGGCGTCAGGGTCAGCATCAACAGACCGCCAGCATTACAGCGACCAGTCAGCAAGCGCGTCCGCAGCTGGCCCATGACCTCATCAGGCGGCTGCTCGTCGACAAGCAGAACGTCGACACTGGAGCCTGCAAAGACGAGCGTCGCCTGGCCGGTCTTCGCCTGCCGGTAGGCCTTGAAGTCAAGCGTCGCGCGCGAGCCGTCTTTGCGCTTGATGTAGGCCTTGCTGATTGCACCCGGCAGGTTGCTCCGCTCGACACCGAGGATCTCGTCGGCATGGATCCAGCCCCCGCGCCAGACGCCATCCTCACCCTCGATGCCGAGCAACTCCTTCTGCAGCACATCGCGTGTCTGTGTCGCATCGACCCCCAGCGCCCAGGCGGTGATGCTGCCCTCGAGACGCGCACCGCGCCAATCTTTCGGGTAGTCGCCCGTGACATGAACCGCGAACGCGTAGGTACCCGGGAACGTCTTGCCGACACGGTTCGCGGCCAACAGCATCACCTCCCGTGCGGTGGCGGTCGCGTCGAAAAACTCACGCTGCCAGTCGTACCACTCCGGCGCAAAGTCCCGCCGATGCGTGCGCTTGTACTCACGCGCTTGCTGGATCAACGCGAGCCGACGCTGAGCCTCGACAAGGCGCTCGTCGAGATTACTTCCCACCGAAGAGTTGCTCCTTGGTGATCCCGAGCGCCTCAGCCTGCGCAATCAGCTCGCTCATGCTGGGCTGCATGTCGAGCTTGCCTCCCAGCTCGATGCGCTCGCTGTACTTGCGAGGCACGATCTTCGCCATGATCCACTTGCGTGTGTCGACACGGAGTCGATCACGCTGGACCGCTGTCGTACCCAGCTCATCGCGAGATTGGTCATCTGCGATCTCGATGATCTCGTCTGCCCAGTGATCTGCAAGAGCTTCACGCGCCTGAGCGTAGCGCGCGGCGAAGGCTGGATCTTCGGCCAACCACCGCACAATCACGTCCTTGTCGGGCATCTGCGGGTCACGGCACACCGCCCGCAGCGTCTCGCCGTTCGCGATCCGGCGGCAAATCTCATCCTGGGCCCGCGCGGCCCTCTCACCCACCCAGACAGGCGGGCGCCCGATGCGCTTCCCGTTCTTTGTCGTCGCCGGCCGCCTCATGCGCGAGATCGTGCGCGCCCGTCGTCGTTTCCGCAAGACCATACCAGGGGCGGAGCCCAAAAATAGCTATGTGTACGTACCCCATATGCCCCATAGGCACACACTAACGGAATAGGGAATATGGGGAACATCTTTGTATGTTCAGGCGCGCGCGTGCGCGCGCGCGTGCCACAACTGTCGACCAATGTCAAGACCCCCCAAAACAACGTAAGTAGTTGATTTTACTCGAGGTCGCCATTTTTGCCCGCTCGCAGCGAGAGAGACTGTGGAAATGGGGAACATTGGGGGCCGATATGGGACACAAATGGGGAACATGCACCCCCTCAGACGAGCCGGACACCGCCACCGCGTCCGGGCTTGGTCTCGACCCGGCGCCCCCTCCACTCGGTGCGCTTGTCGCGCCTCATCCGCTGGATGAGCGCCTTCACCGCCCGCCGCGTGATCGACATCTCCTCGGCCAGCACAGTCAGCGGCACGAACGCGTCGCCCTCCTGGATGGACTCGACGATCTCCAGGAGCTCGGCCTGCTTTGTGGTCTGGGCGACGACGTGGTACTCGCCAAGCGAGCGGAACCCTGAGCCGTCCTCGATCCGGTCGAGGGCCAGGACGTAGTCGTGGTCGATGTCGCGGCCCCGGACGGCCAGCACCCGCCGGGGGTCGTCGGCGTAGGCGTCGCGCTCGGGGTGGTCGGCCAAGACGATGGAGCCGCTCGTCCCGGCGACCGCGGTCTGGCTCATGTTGATCAGCTCGTGGAAGTCGGTGACCTCCTTCCCGTTCCGCTTGCGCGTGTGGTTCACCAACACGATGGTGATCCCCAGCTCGCGGGCGAGGTTCTCGTAGAGCCTCATCCGGCGGTACGGGCCGCGGGTCACGCTGCGCTCGTCTTGCGCGTCGGCCTCCAGCCGCAGGGTCGCCTCGAAGCTCTCTTGGGTATCGAGCAAGACCAGCTTGACCTGTGGGTGCTCGCCCAACCACTGCCGCAGCCAGTCGTCGCCCTCGCCGGCCCCGCGGGTCTCCTCGGGCTGCCGCGCCCAGGCCTGCGCAAGCGTCACGAGATGCTCGTGGACCACGATATGGACCCCCGCAAGCCCGGCCTGCGTCTGCGTCTCCAGGACCCGCCGGTGGATCCGGCCCAAATTGTCTTCGGCCGCGAAATAGGCAACATGCGCCTGGCGCGTGGGAGACCCGAGAAACGGGGCCCCGGCCGCGACCGCCTTCGCCAGCTGCAGGCACAGGTAGGACTTGCCGCACTTAGGCCGCGCCACCAGCAGGTACGCGCCGGGCCCCAGCATGTTCTGCACCCGCCACTCGACAGGCGCGGGCGGCTCTGACCCGAGCAGCTCAGAGATGTCCACCCCGGCCCCGTTCAGTGACCCCGTCGGCGGCGCAAGCGGCTGGAACTTCGTGGTGGGCCCCGTCTGGGGCTTTGTGGGGCCCGCAAAGAGCGAGGCCTTGGTGACCGCCGACCCAGACGACCTCCGCGCCCCTGGCGGCCTCAGCGAGCCCCAGACGACACGCACGTCGCGCTCCCCGGCATAGTTCGGTGGGGGCCGACCGTCCCAGAGCTGCCCGGACGACCAGGCGATGGCGATCTCCAACCCCTCGTCGTCGCCGTGGGTCCCGTCGTGGATCGCCATCAGCGTCCGCAGCCAATCGTCGCGGGAGCAGCCCGGGTCGAGCTCCTGTAGACGCTCGACCGCGCGGCGCGTGTTGCGCGCATCCCAGCGCTCGCCCGACCAGCCCCTCTCGGGGGCAGCTTGGGCGCGCCCCGGGCGCAGCGGACGCCCCAGCGCTGGCAGCCCCAGCCGCTCGGAGACGGCCCGGGTCAGGTCAGGCAGTTTTCGCGGTGCAACCACGATGGCCCCGGTCCAGGCGCAGAAGCGCTTGCCGGTGTAGATCTCCAGCCCCTCGTCCTTGTTGGTGATCGTGATCGGCTCACCCTTCCAGCGGCCGATGATGTGGAGCCCGCTCCCGGACTGGCTGAGCTCGACCAGGGCACCGGGGCAGGCATCGATCCAGCCCTGCGCGTAGGCGTCCGGGACCCCGCCCGGGGCGTGCCCGTCGAGGTCGATGAAGACATAGCCGGGGACAATCGCAAGCCCCGGCTGGCCGGCCCTCCGGGCCTCGGCGTAGGTTACCAGCCGGGCCCGGTCCTCGGGGCTGTCCAGCTCACCCCGGCGGGGTGTGCCGTCGGCATAGAAGGGCAGCTTCCGCCCGTCCCGCAGCTGCCAGGTCAGCCAGAGCCGGGCCCGTCGCAAGTCGCCTGGCGGTGTGATAGCATCGTGCGCCACTGGATCTCCTCGTGCCTGTTCCCGTCGCGTAGGAGGCCGATTCTGCCCCCCCAAGCAGTCGGCAGACCAGTCCCCCCGGGGGTCAGGGGCATCGCCCCCCGGGGGGTCCTTTTTCAGCCGTCTAGCTCGGCCAGCTGCTGCTCGATCTTCTGGAGCAGCGCGTCTGGGAGGGCGGAGGGATCCATCCTCTCCCGGACTGGGCTCCCCCCGACCCCCAGGAGGGTGCAGGAGATGACATCGAGCAGCTCCAGCGGCTCGTTTGGATAGCATCGCTCTGGGGGCCCATGGAGCACCCCTGGGCGCCCCGGAAGGTAGCGCACGACGACCTCGGCGCTCATCTCGAGCCCGCAGTATGTCCAGTCGACGATCACGGTCGCTTGCGGGTAGGAGTACCTGATCACGCTGCTTCTCCTTTCGTGGGGGCCTGGTAGCTGACAACGCTCATGGCAGAAACCGGTTCCGGAACAGCTCGATCACGATCTTGTACTCTTTGTAGTAGTAGCTGTTGCGGACCGCCTCGACCGAGGCTGCGAAGTCCTCCAGAGGGCCGCTCCTGGCTCCGGTATTTACACGGAGCCCAAGGACCACATCTCGGTGCGCCGTTATGTAATCCCTGTACTTTCCGATGGGGCCCACGACCAGAAAATCGAGCCCGGAGTTGATCAGACCGTCGCCAAGGAGGGCCGTATCTCCCCCAACAAACACGCTGCCATTGACCCTGACACGGTCGCTGATGTTCGCGCGGTCTCCTACCAGCACATTGCCGGTAAGTACAGCGGCGCCCCCGACGTCAGCCCGCCCGCTGATCCGCACGTACCCTTTGAGGTTCGCGCGTCCGCGAACCACCGACTCTCCGCTGACTACCACATCGTCTTGGATGACTGCGTGGTCTTTGATGATCGCCCGGTCGAGGACCCGGACGTTACCGCGCAGGGTCGCGTGGTCGAGGACCGCCGCATTGGGCCCTACCCAGACACTTTCTTCGACCTGGGCGGTCTTGGCCACCCAGCCTCCACCATTGGGGTGGCGGTGGGCGGAAAGAAGGCCTTGCTCGAGCTTGTATTCCATAGTTGCTTCTCCTGATCCAGTCCTTGACCCCACCACGGGGCCGACGGGGGCAGCCTAGCATATCTTTACGCCGTGTCAAAGAGGGTTCAGAAAATTTTTTGGCAAGGGCTTGACTCGAGGTCAGAGCAGGTATACGGTCGGCCGTGTCAGGCGCAGCCCCAGGCGCTTGTAGGAGAAGTGTTTATGGATCAGGCATTTACGACGGCCGAGGTGGCCTTGCTGGTGCGCGACTCGTGCAGCACCCGGGACCCCGAGGGCAACCCTTGCAGCGAGTGCGAGGCCGTCGCACACAACCTCGAGCTGGCGGCGCAGACGATGTATGCCGTGATCCAGGGGGTCGATCAGATGCGCGAGATACTGCTCGAGACGCGGCTTGGGCAGGCCACCGATGGGAACTACCTGATGGTCCTTGAGCGATCAAAGGGCGAGCAGCTGGTGCAACATTTTTTGCAGCTGCATCATGTGCTTGCACTGTATGCCAAGGACTCTATCCAGCTCGGTGAGCTGCTCCAGCTGGGGTCACCCAGGCAGGAACTGCATTGAGCCTCTTTCGAAAAATTTTTCTGGGAAGGGCTTGACACGGGGTCGAAATTAATACACAGTCCCCTCGTCCCGGCGTGGTGCCGGATAAGTTAGGAGAAGATCATGCCCGTCACTGAAAAAGAAATCCCCGCCTTGGTTAGGGCCCTTGCTGGCATTCGCTTTGTGCTTTCGGGGAACCCGACAGCCTCAGATGTTTCCCACGCTCGGGTGCTTGCTGTGGAAGCGCTTCAGAAGTTTACTGAGCGTGAAATTAATCAGTTGATCGTTACTGACCTCTACGGTAAATCCGGAGCTTGATTTCGCGTCGAAGTAAGTACACACTCAGCATACCCAGCGTGGTGCTGGGCACCAACGACAAAGGAGAAGTATCATGAGCAACTGGAACCAGTCCGTAGTCTCTGCCCCCGTCGAGCTGGACGAATCAGACGACGAGCTCCGCGCCTATGAGCGCCAGCTCGCCCAGAAGCTCCGGGCGGCCCTCAAGGAGGGCAAGATCTCTGAAGGGAACCGGGAGTTCGCCCGCAGCCTGCTTCGCGGCTACGAGCGGTATGATTCGTTCACGGATCGCCAGCGGCCACATGTCGAGCGGCTGCTCAGGGTTGCATCGGGGAGAGGCCCGGACGCTGAGCTGGCACTTCGGCTCCGGGTCGCGCTCGAGGCCGGTGAGATCGCTCTCCGAGATCGTGATTTCGTTCGTAGCCTGCTCCGCGGCTACCAACGCTACGGGTCGTTTACGGAGCGTCAGCGCCCCTACGCGGAACGTCTCGCGGGGCCGTCCGGCGACTGTGATGTGGAGGGACGGTGATCATGAGCAAGCAATCTGAATTGGCCAGCACGGCCGCTGCACTCCTCAAGGCGCGGACCAAGTACGCCGCGGCCCAGAAGAAGGCCGACGAGGCGAAGAAGGCGCTCGCCGCGCTGGAGGCGCAGATGCTGGACGAGCTGGCCGCCGCCCACATCACCAGCGTCCGCGTGCGGGGCTTCAACTTCACGCCCGGGTGGCGTGAGATCATCGAAACCTACGACTGGGATGCTTATCGGTCGTGGGCTCGTAAGGACCCGCTCGGCGTCTATGTCGAGCGTCGTCCAGCGAAAAAAGCGGTCTACGAGCAGCTGGATGCCGGCACTGAGGTGCCGGGCGTGCGACCGGGGAAGGTGCCGGTCCTGTACGTTACCCGGGCGTCAAACTAGCCGGGTCTGCTTCTCCGCCCGGCCCCGGCGTGGTCACCGGCCGGGCAACCACCACGGTGACACCTACTTCAACAACCAGTGAGGAAGTGACATGAGCAAGAAGGCCGTAACGAAGACCACCCCGAAGACCAACCTGCCGGCCGCGCCGTGGCGCGAGCTGGTCCGTACCAATGCAGCCGAGACGCTCGCACGGGGCGTCGGTGGTGGCGACGTCGGGAGCATTTCGTTCCGCGGCGGTGTAATCACCCACAAGGGGACCGCGCTAGGCAAGTCAATGAGTGTCGTCTTGCTCGACGCGATCCCGGCCCGGCACTACTACGCTGGCGCCTACGAGCCGGATGTGATCACCTCGCCGGACTGCTACTCGTTCGATGGCGTCGCGCCACATCCGAGCGCCCAGAGCAAGCAGTCTGAGACTTGCGAGCGGTGCCCGATGAATCAGTTCGGGTCTGCGCCGAACAAGAAAGGCAAGGCCTGCAAGGAAGGGTTCAAATTGGCGCTCATCGCCGCCAGCGCCGTCGAGAAGGGCGCCATCGAGACCGCCGAGATCGCGACCGCGAAGCTCTCGGTCACGGCCAGCAAGGCCTTCGCGAAGGTCTACGGGGCGCTCGTTTCGAAGTACGACGGGACCGTATTTTCTGTGGTCTTGCGCATGGAGGTTAGCCCGCACCCGACGAACCAGTACGCCGTCGAGTGGAGCATCGTCGAGGAGCTGGACGATGAGACCATCGAGCAGCTCGGGGCCCGCTACGCCGATGCGCGCCGCCTGCTCACGACGCCCTACCCGGCGAACGATGAGCGCCCCGCGAGCCCGCGCCCGCGCGCTGGCCGGGGCCCCGTCCGGCGGACGAAGTACTGAGCCACCTCGCCCCGCCGGTGGTGCCGGCGGGGCACTCTCCCGTGGAGAAGCGCATGGAGCATGTCGTCATCGACTTCGAGACCCGCGCGATCACCGGCTCGGGCGCACCGCCTGAGCCCGTCGGGGTCGCGATCAAGGAGCCCGGGCGGGCCGCACGCTACTTGAGCTGGGGGCACCCGACCGGGAACAACTGCCTGTGGGACGAGGCCCGCAACGAGTTGTTTCGGCTCTGGGGTCGGCCGCTGCTGTTTCACAACGCGGGCTTCGACATCCTCATCGCGATGGAGTACTTCGGGCTGCCATTCCCTCAGCGCTACGACGACACGCTCTGGGTTGCGATGTTCGCCGACCCCTACTCTCCCACGCTGGCCCTCAAGCCGCTCGCTGAGCGCTACCTGAGGCTCCCGCCAGACGAGCGCGACGACGTCCGCGACTGGTTGGTCGCGCAGAAGATCGTGCGGAAGAGCGCGACCAAGGGCTGGGGGGCGCATATTGCCGATGCCCCTGGGGAGCTGGTCGGCAAGTACGCCGTCGGCGACGTGAGCCGAACGGCGCAGCTCTGGTGGCACCTGTACCAGCCCTGGATGCAAGCCCCGGTGGATCGTGAGCGGGCCCTGTCGCGGCCCCTGATCGAGACCGAACTGCGGGGCGTTCTGGTGGATCGGGCCCGGCTTGGCGCTGACGTGGACAAATATGCGCATAAACTTGCGCGGGTCGATGCCGAGGTCCGCCAGCTGCTGGGCGCGAAGACCCTCAACATCGACAGCAACGAGGAGCTGGCCGCGGCGCTGGTCGCGGCCTATGGGGTCAAGCTGCCGAAGACGCCCACGGGCAAGGACAGCGTTAGCAAGACCGCCATCGCTGCCGCGATCCCCGAGAGCGCCTCGCGCCTGAAGGGGCTGCTGCTGTACCGGTCGGCGCTGAGCCAGTCGCTCTCGACGTTCCTCGTGCCGTGGCTGGAGAAGGCCGACGCGCAGGGCCGGATCCACATCCACTGGAACAGTGTCCGGGGCGCCAGCGCCTGGAAGGATCAGAGCGGGGCCCGGACCGGGCGCCTGTCTTCGGAGCCGAACCTGCAGAACGTGACGACTGACCAGAGCAAGCTGCTGGCGACCCTGAAGCAGCTGCTCGGGCGTGCTCCGGAGCTACCCGTGGTGCGCAGCTACATCTGTGCACCCAAGGGTTACCAGCTGCTCTCTGTCGACTACAGCCAGCAGGAGCTGCGCATGCTTGCGCACTACGAAGATGGACCCCTGGCTAACGCATACCGTAAGGATCCACAGCTTGATGTACACGAGTTTGTTCGGCATATGATCCGTAACACGACTGGGGTCAATGTCGAGCGCAAACAGACGAAGATTCTGAACTTCGCGATCATCTACGGGGCCGGTATCGGTGGGTTGGCGGCGCAGCTCGGGACCGATGTCGCGACAGCCGAGCAGTTGAGAAATGCGTACTTCCTGGCGCTGCCGAGCGTGCGTAGGTTGATGAGAGAGCTGCAGTGGGTTGGATCTTCGGGTGAATACATCACTACCTTGGGCGGTCGGCGCTACTACGCTGAGCCGGCCCGCATCATCAACGGCGAGCGCCGGACCTTCGAGTACAAGCTCCTGAACTACTTGGTTCAGGGCAGTAGCGCCGACCAGACGAAGCAGGCCGTCGTCGACTGGGCCGCCACGAAGCCCAGCAGCGACGAGCTGTGGGCGACGGTCCACGACGAGATACTCATCTGCGTACCGAAGCGCCGCGTGAAGCGCGCCGCGCGCGAGCTGTCGCAGGCAATGATCGAGGCCTTGCCGCTCGATGTGCCTGTCAATGTCGATGTTGAGATTGGGGACAACTGGGGAGAGATGCATGCACTGGTCGCCAAGTAGCCTGCTCGACTACGAGACCTGTCCGGCCCTGTTCTATAGGCGTCGCGTGCTGCGCCTGCCCGAGCCGCCCTCTCCTGCCATGGAGCGCGGTAACGTAGTACACCGGCTGCTGGAGGACCACGTCCGACAAGCTCGACCGCTGCCGTCGGAGTTCAGCTCGTGGGAGCAGATGCTGGTAGATCTCCAAAGCGGCCACCGACTCTACGCCGAGGAGAATTGGACACTCAACGAGCGCTGGGGGCGGGAGCTGGATCGGTCGAAGGTTTGGGCGTGGTTGAAGACCGACCTGCACTGGCTGGACCGAAACCACCTCTACATCGTCGACTACAAGACCGGACGTATCTATCCCGACAAGCACCGCGACCAGTTCCGTGCTTACGCTGTCGCAGGCGCGATGCTCTACCCAGTTGCCGACAAGGTAACCGTCGAGGGCTGGTACATCGACCAGAACGAGATCAAGCAGGACGAGTACGATGCCGAGGAGTTGCGAACGACGCACCGGACAGAGATCGAGGCCCGCGCCCGCCGCGCCCTCGTGGCAGCAGCAGATCCCGCCACCGAGCGCGACGAGCGCCCTGGCGATGCCTGCCGCTTCTGCCCCTTCAGTAGGCGAAAGGGTGGTCCGTGTACGTCAGCGTGAGGCCAGCATCGAGCGCGCCTGCGCGAAGCTCGTACGTGAGGCTGGGGGGCTCTGGGTCAAGATCCACCCCAACACTCAGGCGGGCGTCCCGGATCGGTTGCTGCTCTACCGGGGGCAGGCCGTCCTGGTCGAGCTGAAGGGGCTCGGCGGCAAGCTGAGCCGCGCCCAGCGGGCCTACCACGAGCAGATCCGGGCGACTGGGTGCCGGGTTGAGGTAATCCGCTCGGTGGCTGAGTTGAGGCGGCTTATGGCGAGTCTTGACAAACGGTAAATAGTACTTTTAGACTCCCCGGTCAGTGGCCCCATGGTGAAGTCGAAGGAGGAGCAACGATGCACGCAGTAGCAG